GTCATCCGGACCCGCTGCGGCGGGAAGCAATCAATCCGCGAACCCTCCCAACAACAATGGGAGAAGACGGCGTGCACCACGTCGTAAACAAACTAGGCAACCTAGACGGGCAGCTCCTCCGGCTCCTGTCCCGCCTAATGCACCTGCTGCTAATCAAGGCCCAAAGATTCAAAAGCAGTTGCCCCCTCTTCCACCTAAGCCTGCTCGTACTTTGTATGAGCACGCCAAAATGCTAGCCAATCGTCAATATCCATGCCCTAACAAGTGGGTGAGGAAAGCTTTGACGGCAACAGGCGTTTTGGTCTCCGAAGACGACATTCCCAGTCCCAACAGTCATCCCTTCGCTAAGACCTGTCGTGCAGCAGCCACAACATATATGTTGAAGGACGCCGTGAACTATGTCAAAGCCAAAGAAAGGATTTCTATCTGTGATTACTACGGTTCTCATAGGACAGGGAAGCAGTTGGAACTCCACAAACTGCGAAGTCCACTGGAAATAAACATCCAGAGCTGGACTCCGCGAATCGTGGAGGGAGATAAGGCACGAAGTGTCCAAGGATCATCTCTCAAACAGGCAGACGTCATCTTTATTTGTGATGTCTATTGGTCCAGTTTGGGTGGTGAAGACGATCCAATGGTGCCCGAAGACCTTGAAATGGCCTTCGACAAAACCTCCGCAAAAGTTGGCTACATTGTTTGCAGAACGTTCAAAGGACTGTTCGGCGGCGATGTGGTTGGTGATAAAGTGGAGGGGAGCTGGTATCGCCGGGATTTAAAAGAAGATGGAGAAATTGTCTTCTTTCCCGATCCAGATGCCGGTTCTTCCTATCATCCCCATCAACCCTTAGACCTTCCTGATCATGGTCTTTGGGCGAAGGGCGATCATGCAGTCCAAGTCGAGAATATTCGAACATTTGGACCTTATTCCTTATATCGATTTACAAGAGACACTGGAGGCATCGTACCCCGTGATGTCATATCCCGCCCTGGTAACTACCGGTGGATGTCTCTCGATGGAAAGGACTTGATCGTCGCATCCCACAAACTCCCTGAGTTTGCGGGACACCACGCCATCGTTCGAGGCGCTACTCAGCAATCTGTGATGCAAAAAGTCCAGAGTGCTTTGAGAAAGGACCCCGTGTTCCTTGCCCTCGAAACTAACGATCACACGGGAGAGTGGTGTCGGAGGATAATAGATGATACAACATATGCTGCAATGCATCTCCACCGTGGTAGAGTAGCTGATAGCTTCAACCATGGATATTTGTGGCATTACCTCACCGACAAGTATAGCGAAATGAGGATGACGCGATCACTGTCCGCGGGACAGGCGGTTGCAGTCAAAGCAGTGAGAGCGTTAACACAACATAAGTTGGCGACTCTTTTTGTTACTGCCCTCGTTTATTGGGTGTCAAAATCATTGGGTACAAAAATAGCCCATTCGATTTTTACATCGGCGTCTAAGTCTGCATCAAGCCTTAAGAAGGTTTTCGCAGCTTTGATTCCCATCACTATTCTGGTTCAACAGAAAGTGCAAGCCAACCTTTACTTGTCCTGGTCCAGCGAAACCAGCCTGTGGAAACGCATGGTTGGAGGTTTCATTTCATATGCGACAGAGACGGCGGCAATATACGCCTGTCCCCATAGTGGAATGGCCATCGCTGGCGCCGAGTACGCCCTCGGAAATAAATCAGGCGCATTTGTTTTAGCATTGGAGTGGTTATTGGGTTTGCGGTTCCCAATGATCAAACCTTTGTGTAGATTGGCAGTGGCATTGGGAGATGCGAATGCCGCTATTAAGCCCTTACATCGCTCGGAGGACGCGGTGAATTCCACAAGGGAGATCAATCTACAACTCCTCGACCTCAAGATTGAAAAATCGACCATGCCCATGTACCTCCCCGGCCAAGATATTTCTTGGAAGGAATTGTGGGACCTCGCGAAAGCCTACGAAAGGCCCGGGTCTCAACAGGTATATTGGTTCGTTAACTGGTGGACCGATCAACCAAAGCGATTGATTCGGCCAGCCAATACGGCAGTCAACAAAATGATAGCCGTTAATACTCGTCTGTTCCGCGATTTAAAGGCAGACAGGGTTGTCCGGTTGACAAATGGAGAGGTCATTGAAGTCACATCAGAAAGGATGATCGACTTCTGGGGAGAAGCCTTTGAATACTTCAAAGAAGAATTCAAGGATTCTGTCGTGCGTGCCCATGGCCAGGACGCACTGCCCAAAGATCCCAAGAAACGCAAGAAGTTTGAAGCAGCTCAACGTGATATAGATCATGGATCCAAGTATTACCGGAAGAACATAAATCTCAAACACAACGAGGTTTTAGCGTCTTCTGTAGAAGCTTGGTGGTACAACGATCTAGGACACAAGGTTAGAAAAGTTGAATACGATTTTAAGCCGAGGGCTATCGTAGACTTAGCCGAAACCGTCCACGTGTTACTGAGTCCTTTCTCTAAGGGACTTACGACATGGTTTCACAGGGTCGTAGATGGAAGAATCTTCGACCTAGGTTGGACTAGAGCTCGCTTTTATTTCACCAGCGGTGGCACCGTTGGTCCGGATCTTATGGCAACACTTCTGAACGAATCGTTTGATGGTTTCACCGTTTTTGTGTGTGGGGATGACTCACTCATATTTGGACCTGACGGTGTATGCACGAATGATTACTCCGCATTTGATAGCACCCAAGGAGCTGAAGTGTTTGAGACATTCACAATTCCACTCTTGCGCCATTTATTTGGAGCCGCGTGGAAAGATGTTGACAGATTGTTTAAGAAGGCCGTCTCTGGTGATTTTACCACAGAAATTAAATTTTCGAAGACCGAATCTCTAACGGTTTCCGGATCCACAGGGTATCAAATGCCCACGGGTATCACATTTACCTCGATTTTATCAACCATTCACAACATGGCAGCAATTGCCATATCTTTAAGGAGATGCGGATTGTCTTACAATCCCGTGTTGGAGTTGAAGCACGACTTCCCCATTCATGTCGCCTCATCAGGCTTTATCGCGAAGCCCAATTGGTTTGACACGGTGGAAGGAGCTGATTACCTAAGACACTTGGTAATTCAAGACGAGAACGGTTTTTACCGACTTTACCCGATGCCTTCGGCAGTGTTCAAGATGATGAAAAGTATCGTAGACCCTCAATCAAAGAAGAGGGGAGGCTATGAAGCGGTACTTTGGATGACGGCACAATGTTACAAGCATGTGCCTTATACATATCCAGTCGTCGGAACATTGTTAAAGAGCTTAAGTGGACTGGAGGAACCTAAAGATTCTAGGTGGTCTCCGCAAGATATTCACGAAGATTGGGAGTACAAACTTATCTCTCAAAACTGTGAACCACTTCCTCATCCTGATCAAGAATCGGTCGAAAGAGTCTTTGTAGACCGATACGGAAGTGATCTTTCGGGACTTGACATCTCAATGAAATTTTTGTGGCATTACGCCCTGCCCAACAAGCAATTTCCAATCGACCTAGGAAGAGCTTGTTGGACCGATGTAGAGGCTTTAATGTCCGTCGACTATTAGACGGGCAGTTTGGGGCAGGAATAGCCGGGGCTTAACGAACCCCCCCCATCCGAGTTTACGGGGTCGCAGATTTCAATGACACGAACTGCGAAACAAAAGATGAAGAGCAAATCTTCCAAACACCAAACCGGTGGACATATCCAACGATCTTCTAGAGTTGTAGAAGCCCCTGCTGCGAAGGGGATCCAACAGAGACGCAGACGTCAACACATGAAAAGTGACATGACTGAGCGACTCGGGTCGTTGATCGTTCCAGCGGACACACCTGCTAACCGAGCCTTAGGTTTAAACGCCTTCGGTGACGGCGGGTTCGTCTGCATTTTGGATCAGATTATCCAACCAGGTTTGAAAGCAGCAACGGTCGGAGCCGTTTCCACTCTCGGGTTTCCTTTACTGTCCGAAGCAGCAGGAACCTTTGAAGAGTACGTATTCGACTCCTTGACCTACTTCCTCAGACCTCAGGTGCCAACAGACACTCCTGGTGAGTTGATAATGGGATTTAGTCCAGAATCGACCACAGACTCTCCCGCTGACGAGATTCAAGCTGGTGATGCTACCGTAGTATCCACCCAGCCTATCTGGTGCAATAATTCCTTGTCGATCCCCAAAGAATTTCTAAATGGAAAACGCTTTGTGAGGACAGAGGTCACACCTAAATTGGGCGAAGACATTCGCCTCAATGATGTAGGCAAGCTATTCATTTCGGCAGCCGGCTTCGACGCCCCCGCGGCAGGTCTCACAATGAAGAGACATAAAGTCCGCACTGTTTCTCGCTTTGGAGTTGAGAAATTCGTTGAAGTCGATGGTTTTGACGTAGGGGCTCTAGATGTAGAGTACCACTGTCATTTTCTGGGAACAGAGCAGCGGACCGGCTTAATACAGCCTTTTACGCACTCGAGTGTCACCTATTTCGAGCTCCCCCCAGCGTCGCTGGATTTACTCACCGCGAAACTCGGCGAAGCAAAAGCGCGCGAGTTGTGCGACACATTTCCATTGAAAACGAAAGAGTGGCAGATATCCCATTGGCAACGATTGTGGAATCTTACACTGACCAACACAGTGGAGGTGTTTGTTGCCGACTATGCAGATACTTTGTATTCGACCGGAGGCGGATGTCCAAATATGTTGGAACTCGATACAGGTGTTCTCGCCGCCACGAGCGATTTAGAATTTCGCACACCTAGTGGCTTGTATGACATGACCTTCAGTGGTCAAGTCACCGCGAGCACTACTTCGGCAGTAGCTGGCTTTGACACTATGATGGTCTTAACGTTGAATCTCCAAAGATTCGATGAAGACTCAACATCATGGGTGAACATGACGGCTTCAGCAGGAACACCCATCGGCACAGGGCAAGCTCCTATCTGGTCCTCCACTTGGTATCAAAACACATCAGGTGGATCTGGCGTTACAGGTTTCTCATTCTCAGGCAGAATGACAACGAACACTGTCGTGTTCTCATTGTCGCCCGAGGAACGATACCGAATACGCTTTCGCCAATTTGGAACTCCGGTCTTCGGATCGGGTCAACCTGTGTCCTCTTCCGGATTGGCTATCACGGAAGGCTCACTTACTCTCAGGGCAATCCTGGGTTAACTTGTATATATCCTTTGTCAAATTCCCCGTCCTCAGTGTCACTATCGATCCTAGTGACGCACCCAACCAGAC